CTCTGAGCCAATTGGAAATTCGGTTGCCATGTGTAATCCTTATCGTGCCATTGCGGTCAATCCGCCTTGTCGTTTCTTGGGTGTATTTATTGAATCTTTTGCGGCTTTATAAGCCTGCCTGCTTTTTCTTAAAGCACTTACGGCGGCTGTTGGAACAACCAAGTTAGCGGCAAGTTCAGTCAATGGAAACTCGTTCTCGCCAAGCAACTTTGCCTCTTTGAACTTCCTTATCAAATTATCAGTACCAAGAGCAGGGTCATCAAATGCCAATTTGAATTTAGGAACTCGGTCTCCAATGCCAGCGGTGTCAAGGACAGACTCAGGCTTACTGAGTGCGGGGACAAGGCTTTGCAAAAAGTCCAAACCTTCTAAGCCAAGATTGGCAATATCTACGCCGCCACCAGCTATTTGAGAGCCTATGCGAATAGCGGCGTCCCTTTTGCCACCCTTGCTTCCAAGTTGTCTGTACTCTTTCTCAAGTTGCTCTTTGCCAATATCCATCTCTCTGGCAAGACCACGTTTTATCTTTCTAGATAGCTTCTCGTCAGCAACAAGGTCAGAGGGGTTAACACCCAACTCTTCAGGCGTGAACGTACCGCCGCTTGTAGTGATGCCGCCCTTGTCCATGAACTGAATCTTCTTGAATGCGCCACCGCCTTCAGCCATGCCTTCTGGTGGAATATCTAACCTACCTCGACCCTCTTTAAAGCCCTCAACCCAATTTCTTAATGCCTCTTCCTCTGGAATCCCTGCGGCAAGGTGACGTTGTTTAGCTACCTCCCAAGGGGTATCCATCACGCCCATGCGACCATATTTTTTAGCCGCTTCGGTAAGTTCAGGTTCGGTGAAGTATCTACCGCTAACATTTACAAGCCCAGTATTACCAAGGTCTCCAACTTCTGAGTATTCACCGCTCTTCACAAAGTCTTGGACAAAAGGTAGGTATTCTTTGTTGGGCGCGGCGTTTTGCTTGCCTTTGATTTGAGTAATTATTGGCTTTGGTTTGCCATATTTTTCTATAAAAGCCTTGTCAAATAAATCTTGATATTCAGCTTGGCGTTCTGCTGGAACGCGACCATTAAAATATTTTTCTGTAATTTCTTTGCCAATTTGATAGCGCTCATTTGGGGAAATACTTTTAAGGCTCTCTTCGATGTCAGGGGCTCGTACCTCAACCGTGACGTGCGATTGTCCTTTGGGGTCACGCAATGAATAAATCTTGGCTCTGCCTGACTTGATAGCCTCATAACCGCCGTGACCGTAGCCTTCATAGCCTGCGTTGCCTGATATGTCGCTGTAGTCTGGGTGACCCTTGGGTGGTTCATACCCACGAACAGAGTGACCCATGACGTCGGATTCGAGGTTGAACTGACCCGGCTTGTCTAACTGCACCCACTTGTATCCTTCGGGATACTCTTTGAATACGTTAGCGTTGGCTTGCTCCGCAATCCTTGCGTTGAGCATATTCGCCTTTAGCGTCTCGTCATACTCATGCGTGCGACGCACCGCCTGCTCTATGCTTATCTTGCTCAACTGCTCAGGGCGAATGCGACCAGCGGCAACGTCCTCACGCAAGACATCCATCATGTGGGTAAAGCCCAACTTGTCAAAGTCAGCGTCTCTGCCCAACGAGAAGAGCGGCGTCTTTGGGTCTAGCTTATTTATCCAAGGCATATCTGCTGTTGAACCCACTGGCCTCTGCATCTTTGGCAAAGCCTGTATGCGCTGAAAATTCTCGGCTTCGGTTGGAGTAATTGACTCATCTGTCATTGTTTCGTAGTGCTTGGCAAGAGGAGATTTAGCAACTCCTTGTGGTTCGTTGCCAGTAGCTTTACGGTTTTGCTTTGCCTGAGCGCTTCCATAAGTTCGCAACTCCATGTCGCCATACTCATCTATGTTCTTAGGGAATGCTGTAATGCCTTCCTCAGCTAACTTGCGAATAGGGTCGTCCCTAGTCGCCATCTGCTTGGTGATGTAATTCCTGAGATTGGATTGCACCCACTTGTTGGCGGCTTCTTTGCCAATCGCATTGCGTAGGTCTGCGGTTAAAACTTCAACCTGACGTGTGTCGCCTTTTTTAACAGCATCCTCAATCATCGTCTTGATGTAATTGCTTGGATAGTCGTACTTACCCTTCTCAAGTTTTTCTAACTGACGTTCAAGGTTAGCCTTGTAAACCGAGTCACCCGATGGCGACCAATTGCCAGCAGTCTCTCTGACAATGTTAAGACCACCTGCGTCATCACCAAACTTGCGAGTACCGCCTTTGATGACTGGAGTCGTAGCTTCAGGGTCAGCCAATAAGCGTTTGCCTATCTTGCCAAGCGCCGCCAGCTTTCCACCCTTAGCCATATGAGGAACTCCACCATCAGCCATGAACTGTAGTTTCTTGAAGACTGAGCCACCTTCGGCTTTGGTGATGTCTGGGTCTGTGGTGTCGTATGTGCCACGGTTGCCGATGGCTGATTTGACTTGGGTTGGCTCAAAGGCTACAAAGTATTCTTCTTTAAGATTTTTAGGGTTAGGATTTGTAACGTGTATTCCGTCGTAACCAAGGTCTCGTAATGTTTCGTGTATTGGTTTTCCTAATCCTACGCTATCAAATACATCATTCATTTCGTATTTATCTTTAACCTTTAATGGGTTTTTAATTTGCGCGTGAACAGGATAAACAACACCATTGCGAGTCCCACTCACACCTGATGCATACATATTTGCAGTTTTTGGGCGCGTGGTCATGTAAATACCCGGCCCGAAATCTCCGCCACCCCTAACTTCAAATTCGCTTATTGCCTCATCTATAAATGGCGTGCCGTGATAAAGGCGTTTCTTGGCAACACTTTTATCCAACATCTTAGCCTTGTTGGCTTCACGTTCTGCCGCAGGTAACACGTCATCAGCCATCAACCTCTTGCCTACATTGGCAAGACCCTTGGCTACTTTTCCAACCTTGCCACCCTTATCCATAAACTGAATCTTCTTGAAGGCTCCACCGCCTTCAGCCATACCGTTGTGCTGGGCAATGGCTTTGGTCAGGCGGCTCTCTAACGATTCAACCTCACCGCCCTTTGCCATGTCGTTGGCAATAGCCTTGGTCAGTCTTTCCTCAAGCGATGGCTGGTCAACCCTTCCGCCCTTTTTGAATCCCTCACGCAACAGGTGTCGAATGTATTCGTCGTTAAGTTCTTGGCTGGGTAAGCCTTCGCCCTTTACGCCAAGGGCAAGGTCGTAGTAGCCGGGCTTCCTGTCAGGGTTCTTCTTCTTGAACTGTTTGTGCCACTCAGGCAGGTACACCTCAGTCGGCGTGGGAATCATGTTGACTTCCAAGTCCTTGCCTGTGAGGAGGGTAGGGAAGCCGGGGTGCAGGTCAGGTCGATACACCGACTCCTTCTCTAGCTTGAACAGGCGAGGGCCAGCCGCAAACGTAGGCGTGTTGCCCCCATACTCAGTATGGAGCAGGGATGGCTCGGTCTCCCTGATGAGCGTGTCCGTTGGCTTGAAGATAACGCCCTTGCCACTCTTCTCTCCACCCAATGCCACGCCACCCTTCTTGGGCGTGATGCCTTGCCCCATCATCAGGTCAGCCAATGCGCCACGCTTTTCAAAAGTGTCCGCTTGCTTCCAAATGCTAGGGTCGCGAATCTGTGCGCCTTCGCCAAACGTCAGCGCAAGGTTGTGGTTAATCTTGGCTTCCAACTCTGGCGACAGCTTGCCTTGCTTCATTGCATCAATGAATTGACGCTTCAGCTTGTCAAACACTATAGGGTTGGTCTTGAGTTGGCTTGCCGAGCCAAGCATAGTCGTCCACGCTGTCTCAGGGTCAGTCAAGTTCTTCAGACGCGCCGCAGTTCCCTCGTCCATCACGCCCCACACCTTGCCAGCGTAGGCAGGGTCAGCCTCACTAATTGCAGAGAAGGGCGCTCCACCGATATTGCCGCCACCTACTCGTGTGCGGTCAGCCTGCGTGGTGGTCGTGCGCTTCATGCCCTTTTCCATCTGCTGACCAAGAGCCTCAGACGCCTTGACCTTGGGTTGGGACTTGATAAGTTCAGCCGCCTTGCGACCAGCCTCAGCGCGTTGAGCGGCGGTGACTGTCTCTTCACCATCAGCAAGCAAGCGCTTGGCAATATTGAGTCCGCCCTTCAGCGCCGCTAGTTTTGGGTTCTTGGGTTCTGCCATTATCTACACCGCATATGGGTTGACCCGCTCTTTGCGGGCATAAGCATAGTCATCATCGTCATCATACCGAGGCTCAGGGTTTATGTCGAGGAAGCCCATGTCTTTCATTAACCGAATCGCTTGCGTTGCGCTATCGACATAGTCGTCATGCGTCGAGTCAGGGAACGAGCATATCTGGGACAGGAAGCCTTCGCACCAGTCCTTGACGTAGCCCTTGCGCTTACTGCTCTCAGGCAACCAGACGCGCCCAGTGGCGAAGATGGATGCAGTGATTTGCAGGCGTTGCATCTTGTCAGCCTTACCGGGGTTGTACCCCCTAACAGGCAGGTGGGCGGCGCGTAGTTCTTGGATGAGGGAGATGCCTGCCGCCTTGTCCTCGACCAGTATCAGGTCAGGGCGCTTGGCATCCTTACCATCACCATAACTGACTCGCCACTCTTCTAGCACCTTGGGCTTGAGCAGGGGGAACGTCAGGTGTTCAGCCCAACAGTCGATGAGTAGGACAGACATCGGGCCATCCATTGGCTTGAACACACCCCACGTCGTCATGGCGGTCGGGTCGTTGTATTCCTGGTCAGAGAAGGCGCAGTCATAGGACTGGACGATGAACTCAAACTTAGGGAAGGGTTTGTCCGCTGGGTACATCTTGAACATATCGCGACTGACCACCTTGCCATCCTCAAGGTCGACGAGCATACCCATAACTTCCTGCTCGTACAGCTTGGAACCTTTGTACTGCTCCAACTGGTTGCGGAAGGAGGAGGCGAGATTGGCTTCGTTCTCGTAGGTGCTGGCGCGGTCAATCACCACGTCGTCACCTTCGCGCCCGACCAAGTCAATGATGAGGTCTTTGGGGCGCGGGGTCGTGGTCACAATGACACGAGGGCGGTCACCCAAACGCAAGCCCATCATCATCATGTCCCATGCCTCACCAGCACCAAGGTATTGGAAGGCGGCTAACTCGTCACACCATGCGAAGTGGAACTGAGGGCCACGCAGGCGCTCGTATGAGTCGCCACTGATGCCACGAATGATGGAGCCGTTGGACAGCTTAATCTGGTGGTCTTGCTTGTTGTAGTCCACCACCAGTTCAGGAGGAATGCAGGCAAGCAATCCTGACTGACCCTCAAAGCAGGTGAACTTGATGTCATTGGACGTAGGCGCAAGAACAAGGCAACGACTGCTGGGGTTCGTCCACGCCCACCACCACAAGGCTTCAGCGGCACTGCGGGTCTTGCCTGCGCCTCGACCTGCCAGCATCATCCATACGGTGTAGTCCTGCTCAAGCGGCGGGGGTATCTGATAGCGGTGAGCGCCAGCAACCCACTTGGCGTGGGCAATGTAGGCAATACGCTCATGCTCAGGTCGAGCGTTGAATTCCGCCTGTACTTCGGGGTCTGAAAGCAGTTCTGCCAACATAAGTACTACTCAAATCCAACACGAGGTGTATAACCCCGCGTTTTTCGACACCACGAGGGCATCGTTGTAATACTTAACCAGCACGTTTAGTCATCTCCATGTTCTTGATGACGTCCAAAAACTTGCTGGCGCTTGCATCTTCAGTCTTGATGGCGGCTCCGCCCTCCACCCCTTCCAGTGCCACGCGGTCACCATACTTGCGGGGCTTCAGCTTGGCTGACGTCCACTTACGAGCCTCAATGCGTTGCTTCTGCCACATAAGGTAGGACTGGTCGAGAGAGGTGCGCCCCTTCTCATCCGTGTACTCAGGGGGCATTTCATCAGCAATTGCAAGGATTTCGTCAGCGTTGGTGTCAGCTTGGTCTTCTCGTGCGCGTGCGTACATCTCGCAGAAGATGGGGAAACGAATCAACCACCGATAGATAGTCGCGCAGTGTGGGAGGTGGTCATCACTACAGATTGAGACTAACGACTCTCCATGAGCGAGTCTCCAACATACCTCTTCTGCTATCTCTTCTGTGTACTCTACAGGTCTGTGAGCAGGGCGTGTTATTTTCGGGGCTACAGGCGTCTCTATGGGCGCAGGGTTACCTTGGGCTTGCTTAGTAGCCTTCGGTGTCTTGGCGGGGCTTTTAGCCGCCTTCTTGCTGGTTTCTGGCATAACCCGTAATCCCCATGAGTGAACGAATGACGTAAGTGTATTCGATTCGCTTTCATGGCGCTATGGATTGTTGGCCCCATGAATCCAGCATGGGTTACCCGTTCGTCGTGATGCACCACTTCACAGGGACAGTTTCAGGGCTTGCGCCTTTCGAGTTTGACCAACACGGCTGGGGGCTAAACGCGCTTCATTTCGTTTTGACCAAGGTCACAACCCCCATGCGTCTTGGCTCCACTTGCGTGGAAACCGACTCGGTTTTATTTCGCTTTCGATTCGCTACACAGGTTCTTGACGTAGGCGCTGGACTCCTGCTTCATGCATTCCTCTTCAGTCAATGTGAAGTCAGGAACCCACATCCAGAACACGAGGAAAGCAATGAAGATTATAGCAATTGCAACCTTCTCAAGCAAGGTTTCTTCTCTCATGCTTGTCCCCTTGCTCTGATGGCATCCGCACAATCAACGCAAGTCACATCCCACATTGACTCGTCTGTGTCGCTGTATATATCAGGTGCGGGCAATTCATCACACACCTTTGCACACTCTTCACGTTCTTTGGCGGCTACCAGTTTGGCAAAGGCTTCAAGCGCCTCAGAATAAATCCCGTCAAGGTGTGGACGTATACCAATCAAACCACATTGCTGTGCCATCTCAATGATTTCATCTTGTGTCATGTGTTCTTCTCCTTAAGCTTTTCTTCAATGGCAACAGCGAAAAGACCCCACATTTGGATTTTTCTGTCTTTTTCGGCATAGATTTCGCCAAGCACCTCAATCTCTTCAACCGTCAGCCCTACCCACGGCTTCTTGTATTCTTGGATGTCATCGTCCTCGTCAATCATGCTGTCACCTCTTTGTTCAAAATCTTTTGTAACCCAACCAACAACTGCTCTGCATCAGAGCGAGTCATTGTGGTGTAAAGGCTTGCGCCGCTGTTTCTAAGGGACAGCCACACACCGCCCTCATCCCACTCGTCAACACTGATACGCACACCCTCTTCGGTGTAGATGGTTGTTTCAATCTCGTTGTTCATAATCGATTCGCTTTCAGTTGGTTAATGATTTGGTTTTGGGGGCCGTAGCCCCCTTTGTCTTACTGCTTGGCCCAATAGCCGTAGACCATCTTGTGCGTGCAGTCCCAACTATCATGGGCCACACCGTCAATCACTGCCACAAAGTGACGGGCCTGCTTGGCAATCACCACGCCTGCTGGCATATCAGAGCAACGAGCCTTGCGACCGTTGAACTTAGGGGCTGGCATCCACACCCAGCCGTAACGCTTCAGCACGTCAGCAAAGACGTCTTTGTAAATGCCGTTACGGGCTGACTTGCCGTGACCACAATCGGCGTTGGCCTGCGCCAGTTCTTTGTACACCGCCTTGTAGTCCATACCCAAAGCGATTGCCATTGAGCGTGCGCCACAGTCGCCTGCTGTACCCTTGAAGCCTGCGGCCTTGCGGCCTCCATCGTTATATTGATATTTCATTTCGCTTTCTTTCTTTGTTACCTGACTATGCGGATTTGCTGTGTCAGTGATGTTAGTATAACACCAAGTTAAACGATGTCAACAACTTTATTAAATTATTTTCTAAGTACTTTCCCTAATGTCTGGCTTACCTTCCATCTTGAGGTGCGCCAGAAGCAAACTAAGGTCTTCAGACTCTATCGGAAAATTAGAGTTGTAATGTTTTGCCTGCCACAACTCAATCTCGTTCAGGACGTAGGCGTAGCCAGCGTCAAACCCCTTGATGTAGTCACTCATAACAGCCTCCGCTTGTGGTCGCTTGCAATCTTTGTGTTGGTCAATGAAATAATCCATTGCGCCAATGATGACGTCAATAGGTGCAGGCATGAAAGGAGGCTCTTCCTCCGCTCCGCAGAACTCGCACTTGAACTTGCCAGTCAAACTGCTAGTGATGATGTGGTCGGTGTTCATGCTGTCTCCCTTGCCTCTTTGCGACCGCACTCTACAAGGTAACGAGCCTCAATCTGGTCTGTGATGTCTTCTTCTTGGAGCATCTTGCGAATGCTCTCAGCCGCCGCACGAGCCTTGTCGGCGTTGCTTGCCTTCTCGTACTTGAACCCTGCATTGATGTAATCTGCTTGCGCGTGTTTCATATCCGATTCGCTTTCGTTTGGGTTAGCCCCCGAAGGGGCTGTTGATTAACGTGATGTGACCTTGACGCTGAACACAGCAGTGGTCTTTGTGTGACGAGCAATCTGCTCGGCAGTTGCGCCCAACTCAGCCAACAAGGCTTTGTTATCAACCACAGAGCGATTGCTCTCAATGTATGTTGCTTTGAAGAGATTGCCCTCAATGACTTTGTCGCCACCAGCAGAGGCGCTGTCTTTGATGCCATCCTTGATGGAGTCAGCCTGCTTAGTCAACTCAGCAATCTGAGCCAAGAGGTTACCGAGTACGTCGACTTGAGTGAGTTGAATGTCGTTTGATTTCATGATTCGCTTTCGTGTGTTACCTGCCTTGCAACAATTGCTTGGTCAGTGATTGGAAGTTTAACACCAACTTAAACTACGTCAACAACTTTCTTAAAATATTTTGTAGGGATTTACCCTAGGTGTTGTTTTGTAGCAATCCCGCAACATCCGCTAATAGGTCATCCTCATCAAACCCCCAATGCTTAGGGAACCCCTTCGTGCCAAGCCCATGTAGCCCTGTCTTGCCCCTATGATGCTCTGGACATAGCGGAATGACGTCCATATGGCTTGAACGCCTTCCTGCCCCTGTTCCAGCCCTTTTGTGGTGTAGTTCCGCAGGCGTGCCTTGGTAACCCATCCGCCTACATACCGCGCACCCCAGTTCAGCCACGGCGCTCATGTGCTGTTTTTCTGCCTTATTAGTCATTGACCTCCCCTCTAAGGCGCTCATTGCGTGAGCCTGCCTCATATCCAGCAAGGTAGGCTTTGCGCTCCACGTCGTACTGCTCAGGACGATGGCTATGACCCCAATCGTCAAAGGACTCAACGCCATTCTGCAAAGAAGCAATCTGACGTTTACGCCAACCCTTTGCCTGCTCACGCTCTATGCGCTCAAACTCTTCGTCTTCTGGTGTAGCCGTCACAATCATCCTCCACATTGAATAAACCATAAAGAATAAACCAACACCAAACAGGACATGGTTATGGAGAATCCACCCATCAGCGAGGCAGACCACCCACGACAAGCCGTGAATGACCC